ACTTGTTTAGAGTAAATCATATATAATGCTTGACTATCCTATTGTCAAGTAGTAAAACAATTTAAATGCAAAATAAAAATAATAACCAAGAAAGAGGAAACATGACACAAAAAATAAGAATGAATACCGAGTTAAGAAACAAACTCTTTAATAAAATAAAACACACGTTTGAGAATGAGGACACGCAAGAACGTGAGGCATTTCTTAAAGCAAGAGAAACTGTAAATGATGAGTATGTAATTGCTCAACAGTTTGCAAAAGAAGTTGTTGAGAGATCATATCCTGTTGATGATGTTGCAACTTTAAGAACTTTCAAAAAGAAATATGGAAGTCCTTGTGATGTTGTTGCAAAAGATAAATGCTTTTACTTTGCTCATAGTGAGGACAAAGACGAAGACGGCGATATAAAAGAAACTAAATCACATTTTGATTTTGGTTTGTTTGGCAATCTAAATGGTAGTGAGTATAGTAGTGAAGACGGACAGAAGTTTGCAACTGCATATTTTAGAGAAGATTTAAAAGCTATGGATTGCAACCCAGATATCTTTGCTCAACAAAATGAAAACAAAGATAATCCACACAAAACAAAACATGTTGAGGCTTGTATGAAAGCATTAGGCAATGGTAATGGTTATAGTAATAGTGATGAGATTGGTATGGCAAAAGATTTTAATGCACCATACTATCTTGATGTTATTGGAACTTCTTATTGTAGATCAAGAGCAATAGCTTGTACCAAAGATGAGTACCAAGCATTTGAAACTTGGCGAATTGCAAAAGGCAATTTAGTTTCCAAACATCAAACTTGGATTGATACAATTCAAAAACAATGCGACCAATTAAAAATTGGATTGAAAGCATACAGATACTTGAGTGAGGGAATTGAACTTGCTACTGAACTTGGAATACAAGTTGATGAGGCAGAGTTAATTAGAACTAACTCAACAGGTTTGACTATCTACAATCCGAGTAATCTAGCAAGTATGATTAAAGGAATGAAGAACAAACAATCAGCTAATACAAGAGAGGCAAAACTATTGGCTAGAAAACAATATGAAGAAAGTTTAAACTAACACTTGACATAGGGGAGAATGTAGGATATTCTTCCCTTAACAAACATACAGGAGAAATAACATGGAACTAAACAAACAATTCAGAATAACTTATTATTCTAACAAGGATAAAAAACACATAACAAGAAATGCAAAATGGACAGACCTTTGTAGATATTGGACTAGCAAAGTTGGAGATAGTTTAATCACATACTTTGACATGGACAAACAAGAATACAGAACTGCAAAAACAACGTGGACAATCAGAAACACAGAAACGAGGTATTAATGGAACAGTTAATGTACGAACTATTTTTTATTGGTATGGTAGTTACTTTAATAGGACTAAGATTATGGAGCGATAAAAAATGACACAACTAAATGATGAACACTTTGAGGTAATAGATAAAAACAAAGCTGAACAATACCAAAGACAAAAGATTAAATTCTTAGAAGATAGAATATCGGTACTAGAAAAATCTGTATCAGCTTTAAATAAAGTTGTAGGCGAAATACAATCAATAGAATACGAAAGGGATAACAATGCCTAACAAACATTTTTGTCAAGGACCAGACTGCCATACTAGAACTACACAGGACAGGTTTTTAAAATCTAGAGGTGTGGTTCGTGGACGATATGCAAGTACATCAATGGACCACCAATCAGACTATTACAGACGAGGTAAATATTTTTGTAGTACAGGTTGCGAGTATGCATGGTTAGATTATCATATGGAAAGTATTGAACAAGGTCGACCGATTGAGTTTATCAGACACAGACGAGAGAGCCAAGGATATCACAAGGTAACTAATGATGATAGGTGGGGTGCAAGTACCTGTATTGAAAGGGTTGACAATAGGACCGAACTAGATTAGGATAATCCTATTAACATACAGGAGAAACATGACACAGGAACAAACAAACAATAAGACCGAGGAACGTAAGAATAGATTTAGTGGAGAGTCTTACATGCTAACAAAGGAAGAGGCAGACAAACATGATTGTATCTTCTTAGCTGAGCATATGGCTGAGGTACACAAAGACCCAGACACTAAGGACAAACATTACAAGATAATGTGTAAGCATCTAGACTGGTTCAGACAGCACAATGCTAAGGCTTACATGGTCTTGCTAGACTAATACACAAACATGTGTGTGTCCTGTAGGACACACACTCACCAACCACAGGTTGTATCGCATAGAGGTACCAGACCCAAACCCAACGTAGCACGGAACAGAAAACACAATACCCTTATATATAAAAGGGGTCCCACTACTTTAGTATATATTGCTTGATTTAGACTGTTAATGGGTTAAAATTCATTATGAACACCTATAAAGGTGCAAAAAAAATTATAAAAAATTTTTATGGAAATAAATAACATAGACATTAGTAAGTTACCGGCTGATGTAAGGAAAGAATTTAAAACTCTGCAAGTAATGCATGCGGAAAAAAAAATTAGAAATAAAGCTAGAAGTGATTTTATGTCATTTGTAAAGTGCGTTTGGCCTGAGTTTGTAGAAGGCGCGCACCATAGACATATTGCAAAAAAATTTAATGACTTGGCTGAAGGTAAGATAAACAGACTAATCGTAAACATGCCTCCTAGACACACTAAGTCTGAGTTTGCATCGTTTCTACTTCCTGCCTGGATGGTGGGCCGTAATCCAAAACTCAAGATCATTCAAGCAACTCACACAGGAGAATTAGCCATTAGGTTTGGTCGTAAGGCTAAGACATTGATTGATAGTCCAGATTACCATAAAATATTTGAAACAAGACTGAGAGAAGATTCCCAAGCTGCCGGTAGGTGGGAAACAGCACAAGGCGGCGAGTATTTTGCTGCGGGGGTTGGCGGTGCTATAACCGGACGGGGTGCTGACCTATTAATAATTGATGATCCACACTCGGAACAAGATGCAATGTCCTCGACCGCATTAGAATCTGCTTATGAATGGTACACATCAGGTCCACGTCAACGTTTACAACCCGGTGGAAAAATTGTGGTTGTAATGACAAGATGGTCTACAAAAGATTTAACTGGTAAATTGATTGGTCACCAAAAAGAAGCAAAGTCAGACCAATGGCACGTGGTCGATTTTCCAGCGCTCTTGCATGCTGGTACAAAAAAAGAAAAACCAGTTTGGCCTGAGTATTGGAAACTATCAGAACTAGAATCTGTTAAAGCAACCCTGCCCGTTGGTAAATGGAATGCACAATGGATGCAACAACCAACTTCTGAAGAAGGTGCAATAATTAAACGTGAATGGTGGAACAAATGGAAACATGATTGGATTCCAGACTTACACCATGTGATACAATCTTATGATACCGCATTCCTTAAAAAAGAGACTGCAGATTACTCGGCTATTACTACTTGGGGCGTATTTTATCCAGATGAAGACTCACCTGCTAATTTAATCTTGTTAGACGCTATAAAGGAACGTTTGGAGTTTCCAGAACTAAGAAGACGGGCATTAGAGCAATACAAATATTGGCAACCTGAATCTGTAATCGTGGAACAAAAAGCATCTGGTACTCCTTTAACTCATGAATTAAGACAAATGGATATACCAGTTTCCACCTTTACACCATCAAGAGGAAATGATAAGCATGTAAGAGTAAATACATGTGCACCTCTTTTTGAATCTGGTATGGTATGGGCACCGGAGCAAAGATTTGCTGAAGAGGTTATTGAGGAATGTGCAGCATTCCCGCACGGTGATCATGATGACTTAGTCGATGCTATGACTATGGCTGTTATGCGATTCAGACAGGGAGGTTTTATCTCTCACCCCGAGGATTATGTAGAAGAAAAATCAACGCCTAGAAAAAGAGTTTATTATTAATGCCAACATTTCTTAGAGAACTATTTGAATTATACGCCAAACGATTAATTATGAAAGGCGGACAAGGAATTAAACAGATTCCTAATAAAGACAGAGTCAAGCTAATGGCTGACAATTTGTATAAAGATTTCAAAAAAGCAGGTATTCCTGATGAAATAATTCAAACAGAAAATGACATAAAAGTTTTTCATCATAAAATTGCGGAAGTCCAACAAGAAAATGCGATTAGAGCTATTTCTGCAGATAGTGCAGAAGGTAGAAAAATTACAGAAGGTTTGTTTGGTAAACCAAAAGCTCAAGTTTTCGATTTGAAAGGCAATAAAATTAAAAACCCACAAAACATTATGGGTGGGCAAGAAATTAAAGTTGATATAGTAGCTGATACTATAGCTACTATTAAATCTAAAAAACCAATTGACGCGATGAAAGAAGCAAATTCTGTAATTGGCAGAAAAGGCGTATATAAAAATTTAACACCAGATCAATCTAAAAAAATATTAAAAGATACTGAAGATCATATCTTTGAAAGAGATATACCTATTGATCCAGAAGACATGGCGGATGGCGGTGTTGCAGGATTATTGGGTGAAAGACAAAACTTTGCCATGGGCAAACGTGCATTCTTAAAATTAATGGGTGGTGTCGGTGCAGGAATCGCGGGCCTTAAATCAGGATTACTAGGATTTGGTGGCAAGCAGGCAACTAAAAAAGCTGTAACTGAAACTGTAAAACAAACTGCAGGATCAGGAGCTCCTCCAGCATATTTCTTTAAGCTAGTAAATAAAATTAAAAAACTTGGTGATGATGCAACTCCAAAATATGGATTACAACCTCGAGAAAAAGTTACATCATATAAAGATTATCAATTAACAGAAGAGTTTGACTCAGGTCGAACGACAATTCAAAGATTTAAACAATCGGAGATTGATTATTACGATGAAATGTTAATGGAAGAAACTTACATGTCCCATACTCCTGGAAAAGGTCAAGCTGATGAAACTATGAAAGGTAAAACTCCACCAGATGACTATACAGAAGATACTTCATATATAAGAAGTAGTGGTCCTCAAAAAGGGGATATAGCGGAAACAGTAGACGGTGTACCAGATGATATATTTGAGGAAGTCGGAGAAGCAGTACCAGAAGCTATTAGAAAAGGTAAAGCAGACGGCGGCCGTATTGGTTTTGCAAAAGGTAAAGGTGTAATGACTTTATTAGATTTAGTAAAAAACAAATTTGGTAAGAAATCAATTACAACTGCAGACAAAGCACCTATCCCTCCAAAGACTTTAGAACGTGATATGTTTAAAAAAGCTGATAATAGATTAAATGACAAAAGACAAATGAATGCTGATGAACTTGAAGATTTTGAAATGGAAATAGGAGGTGATAATTTAGAAGCTTATTATTTTGATGGCACAGTAGGTGATGCAAAAAGAATTTTACAGGAAGAAAAACAATACATGGACGATATGTTTATGGAGTATAAAAAAGGAAACCTAGATCCTGTAGCAGGCGACAAATCTCCAGCTAGAAAAAGATTTTTAGAAAAAAAACTTGAAGAGATGGAGATGAGTGGAGATAAAAGATTAATGAGTGTAGATGAAATAGAAGAACTAGCTACATTTGATTTAGGAACTGATATGGATAAAGCAATAAACAAATTTAAACAAAAAGACCTTAAACAAAAAACTGAACTTATGAACTTTGATCCTCCTAAAAATAGAAAATCAAACGCAACAGGCGGACTAGCTGCCATGTTAGGTGAGTAATGGCTGATATATTAGATTACATTGACAAAATGCAAATAATGTACGGGGACAAAGAGCCAAGCTCCATGGACCAAGAACCACGAATCGGGTTAGATGTAGGTGGAGCACTGACCATGGATGTAATTAGAGTTCTTGAAGACAAACAAAATTTCAGAGATGCATGGAAGAATTATAAAAAATCTACTAGAGGAAGTAGACCTTTAAGCCCTGGTCAATTTTTCAAGATCTGGGCAAGAGAGAACATGGCTAAAGGCGGATCAGCTGGTCAGTTAGTACAACCCAATAACGACGGATCACGGCCCGGGTATGCAGGTGATACATTTTTAGTTAAAGTTGGTAGTCCTGTAAAAGAAAATAATGTTATTGAACAAAAATTTATAGAAGTAACCGGAAGTAAAAATAGACCTGAAACTTATAAAAAAACAGGAGTAGAAAAAACTTTATACAAACCACAAATTGTGGTTGGAAATAAAACAGTATTAACTACTGACTTTGGATCTAAAAACTCTGCTACAGCTACTATAAAAAAATATAGAAAAACAACACCAATTAAAAATGCACCACCTAATTTAAACACCTTAGATGAGAAAAAAAAGAAAAAATATTTAGAAAAAAGAGAACGATCAGATAAAATTATTAAACGTGGCGGAGTAGAAAGTTTTGAAACTGGAGACGATGTAATTCACAAAGGACATTCACAAAATATTGATAACCCTAACGTTAAAATTAAACCAAGCAATATTATTTATACGCCAAAAAAAATTAATCAATCTATGGGAGGCCAAGGTTCTAAAATCTCACCCACTGACCTTGATTATAAAATAGATGTAGCAGAAGATAAAATTAGAGACATTAAAAAAAGTAATATGTCAGGAGCAAAGAAAAAAGTTGAGCTAGAAAAACTTGACACCAAATTAATGAAGTATGTAGATGATTCTAATGGTTATAAAACGGTTACTTTAAGTGGAGGTAATACATATGGTGAAATTTTTCAAAAATCTAAATCTATGGATATGTTTGATGAGTTTCCTGATATGACAGAAAAAGAAACAAAAAAATTTGTTAACCAATATTTTAATGATGAAGGAAAATTAAAAGATAAATGGACCAAAGGAAATGTTTCTAGTGTGGATAAAGCAAATATTCAAAAAAGTTATGTTTTTTTAGAAAACATAAAAAATGCAAAATCAAATGCAAAAAAATTAAAAAAAGCATCAAAATTTGAATTAACAAAACTAGCGTTAATAGGTTGTCCTGGTAAAGCAATGGGTGGTCGTATTGGATTTAGTAATGGACAAAATTTAACTTCGTGTGCTACCAAAGGTGTAACAAAACTACAAGGTGATATAAGTAAACTATCTCCAGGTGATCAAGCAAATTTAAAAAAGCTTACAAAATCAGCTAAAGCTGTAAAATTTTTAAGAGGGGTAGTAGGGCCTGGAGCAATATTGACTGAAGTTATACTTGCAGGTGGAATCGCTGCAAATAAATTTTTTGAAGGTATGCCGATTAAACAAGCATTGGCTGAGTCCGATATTAACAAATATTTACTAGGACCTAAATTACAAATAGATCTTGAAGCTGAACGTGCAAAAGAAATGGCTAAAGGTGAAGAATATGCGATGGCAGAACGTGGTAGAAGAAAAGCTCCTTTTATGGCACAGAGTAAAGCAGCTGATAAATTAAGAAGAAAAGAAGCTATGGAAAAAATGGAAGAAAAATTCCCTACTTACACAAATAAAGATATAGATGCTATTTTAAAACAACAGAATCTTTCTAATCCTAATCAAGCAAATAAAGAATTTGGTTATGATTTTGGAATGCAACAGAAACAACCGGGAATTGGAGATATGGAGTACAATGAAGAAGTTGCATACAATGATATTAATAAAATGATGAGACTTGATGACAGAAATAGATATTTTGCAGATAACTTTAGACAAGAAAAAGCAGGAGGCGGAATAGCAGGATTATCTGGTGGTGATAAATCAGGAGCAGCACCAACAGGAGGCCCACAGTCACAAGGGTTGTTTTCTATAAGAAATAATGTTAAGAAACGATAACGGAGAATAAATGGCAGATATAGATAAAGGACTCCCGAACACACGTACTGAATTAGAAGTTCCTGGACAGGAACAAGAAGTCGATGTTGCGGAACAAACAGAACAACAACCAGTAGAAGTAACACCAGAAGAAGATGGTGGTGCAACTATTAATTTTGATCCGGGAGCCGTGAACCAATTAGGTTCTGAATCACATTTCGATAACCTAGCAGATATATTAGCAGAAGATATTCTAGATCCAATAGGATCTAAACTTAGATCAGATTACCAAGATTATAAATCATCAAGAAAAGATTGGGAGAGTTCTTACATCAACGGTCTTGATCTTTTAGGTTTTAAATATGATAATCGTAACGAACCTTTCCAAGGAGCATCAGGTGCAACTCACCCTGTATTAGCAGAAGCTGTAACTCAGTTTCAAGCATTAGCTTACAAAGAATTATTACCAAGTGACGGACCAGTTAGAACACAAATCTTAGGTGTATCTAATCCTCAAAAAGAACAACAGTCTCAAAGAGTAAAAGATTTTATGAATTACCAAATTCTAGATCAAATGAAAGAATACGAACCAGAATTTGATCAGATGTTATTTCACTTACCATTAGCAGGTTCGACATTTAAAAAAGTTTACTATGACGATTTATTGGGACGAGCTGTATCTAAGTTTATCCCTGCGGATGACCTTGTTGTTCCGTATACGGCTACCTCATTAGACGATGCGGAATCAGTCATTCATGTTATTAAAATTTCAGAAAACGATTTACGAAAACAACAAGTAAATGGTTTTTACACAGATATAGATTTAGCAAAACCATCTGATGTATCAGATGCAGATAAAGTTTCAGACAAAGAACGTGAACTAGAAGGCGTTGCTAAAACAGCAAGAGCAGAAAGTTTATACACGTTGTTAGAATGTCATGTTAACTTAGATTTAGAAGGTTTTGAAGATGTTGGTCCGGATGGAGAACCGACTGAAATAAAATTACCTTACGTCGTTACAATCGAAGAAGGTAGTCAAAAGGTTTTGTCTGTAAGACGAAACTTTGCGCCTAATGATCCACTTAAAGCTAAGATCCAATATTTTGTCCACTTTAAATTTCTGCCAGGACTAGGGTTTTACGGATTTGGATTAATTCATATGATTGGCGGATTGAGTCGTACAGCAACGGCGGCTCTCCGTCAGTTGTTAGACGCAGGAACATTATCAAACTTACCAGCAGGTTTTAAACAAAGAGGTGTTAGAGTTAAAGATGATTCGACACCAATACAACCAGGAGAATTTAAAGATGTTGACACTCCAGGTGGTAATCTAAAAGATGCTTTCGTATTCCTTCCATACAAAGAACCTTCAGCTACACTACTACAGTTGATGGGAATAGTTGTTCAAGCAGGACAAAGATTCGCGTCAATTGCTGATATGCAAGTCGGTG